TTATAAATTTTAACATAATTTTCTTTATAAGTCAAGCATTTTTGTAGAAAATGTGAAAATTTTAGCCAAATTTTGTTAATTCTGTATTATTTTATCTTAAAAACGGCTTATGTCAAAAGGCTTACCTTTAGCAAGTAGCCGTATTCGAGCTGAAAGGAGCAATACCACATGACTGACAATTTAGGGGGTCGAGGGGTAATAAAGATTATATGAAGATTAGCTTTGATATTGACGGTACTGTGACGGATTTCTCAAATTTTGTTTTCTCAGCAGAGAAATATTTCAAGAGAAAACATAATATGAGCATTGTAAATCCTAACGGATTAGAAGTAGAAGAAGTTTATGATGTAAAGAATGTTTTGATAAGTAGAGGGTTTACTGAAAAAGAAGCAGAAGAGAAAACTAAAAAGATAACAGATAAATATTGGGTAAGCGTTAGGTTTATTAAATTCTCGTTATTGGGTCGTTTTAGAAAAGGAGTTAAGCGTACTATTAAACAATTGAAAAAGCACGGACATAAGATTGAAATAGATTCATCAAGAGCAAAATCTACAAAAGACGATTTTGTCGGTAAAGTTGCGAGAAGTTTCACTCGTTGGCAATGCAGAATAAACGGAATATTTCTTTCGCGAAAGTATATTACATTTTACGAAAATGATGATAAAAAGATTGACGGAATAAAAAATAAAGGTATACAATTATTATTCGATGATAAACCCGAAGTGATAAATGAAGTATGTAGATTTTCAAAAGTGATATGTATAAATACTAATTATAATAAAGACATACAATTCAACAAAAATGTTATTAGAATTGACGGATTTGATAATAACGAACCAATAGAAGCGATAAAGAAATTAATAGGCGAGAAAAAATACGACATAATTACAAGGAAGGCATGGCGAAAGGAGCGTGAAAATTTAACCGCCGAAAAAGATAGACTGTATCAAGATTATTATACACTTAAAAATGAAGTCAAGGAAATTGAAGAAATCAAAAAGAGTGTTTATGAAATCTTGAAACTGGAAGAAAGAGAACGGCAACCGACACGGAAGCATAAGCATGAAATGGAAATATAAGGAAAAGCCGAGCGACTGCTCGGCTTTAGGTTATTTTATACGTTCTATTTCTTCAATGGATAAGCCTGTATCTTCAATGATTTCGTCAATTGGTCTGCCACGCTTGAGCATTTTTCGAGCAATTTCTATGCGCCCCCTGCGTTCAGCACCTTTCATTCTCGACGCTTCATCATGCTCGGCAATTTTGCGTTGCCAAGCTAATTCCTTTATTTTTTCGTCCTCGCTCATTTGGTGGAGGACATACACAGCCTTTTGAATGGGAGCAACCCCTGTTTGTGCTAACATATCAAATTCCTCCTTTGTTTCAGCATTGATAAGTTGTAACCATAATTCTTTCCGATTCTCTTTATTAGCTTGTTTCCCGATTTTTTTCAACTCGAAAAAATGTATTCCGCATTTATCGGTTAATATTTCGTGTCTGTTCTTTTCCATTACTGTAAAGTGTGAATGATATTCTGAGCAATCAAACATATTAAAGTTGATTACATTTATACAAATGCTTTGTTTTAACTCATCGTATTCGTTACCACGTTTTATTTCGCCCGCATATAACATTGCCCAGAGGTATAATGCCCTATCGCTGTAATCCGGTTCGTTGTTAATCTGCATTTCGATATTAATTACCCGATAATCTACTTGCATTTTTATGTCCATGCGGCTAAGCTTGCCGTCTATGGTGTTTGGGAGCAGTTCGGGGTTTTGGATTGTGATATTTTTGATAGAATCGTATGGAATTTCAAGAGTGCTCGCCAAGAAGTCATGAAGAAGGTCGGTGTTTTCAGTAAACATCTTTTTGAATATTATATCCAATTTAGCTCGTATTACGTTATCGTTCAAAATAATGCCCTCCAATTCTTACACTTCTATTTTATCACAATCAAGCCGAAATGTCAACGCTTTTTTCAAAGGGCATAAAACCGCATAAATAATGAACAAATTGTAAATTTGATTAAAAAGCCCTTGACAAAATGCCACAGGTAAAACCACCAACTACATTCTCATCGGATTTAACCCGCTGGAAGTCCATTTACGCGGGCGGCGGCGACTGGCGTTACGCAAGAAAAGGCGGCGTTACGGGGCAAAGCGGGACAAGGCGCGTTAATTCCTTAGGCGCGGCAAAAGCGCTCTGCGCCGAGCTTAGCGCGCTCTGCTTTTCGGAGCAGGCGGACTTCGGTTTTACTTCAAAGGAAGCCGAGCAGTTCGTGAAAAACGTCCTGAATGACAACTGCTTTTGGCGGTGCTTTCCGCTGTTTTTAGAGAAGATGTTCGCGCTCGGCTCGGGAGTAATTAAGGTCTACTGCGAAAGCGGAAAAGTCAAATTAAACTACATAGGCGGCGACAGATTTATCCCGACGCAGTATGACGAAAAAGGCGTTTACGGCGGCATAATTATCTCTTGTTTGGAGCGCGATGGCAAGCGTTTTGAACTGCACGAGGAGCATGAAAAACAAGGCGATGATTACGTGATTACCAACACGCTTTTCGATGAGGAGAAGGAAATTGAGCTCAAAGAAATCTTCCCGAACCTGCAAAAAGAAACACGCGTGAAAAACATGAAAAAGCCGCTGTTCGTCTACTTTCGTCCTGCTTCTGTAAACAACATCGGCGATACTCCGCTCGGACTTTCTGTGCTTGCGAACGCAGCTGATATTCTGAAAAGTCTTGACATTGTTTTTGACAGCTTGGAGCGTGAATTCGTACTCGGAAAAAAGCGCATAATAGTGCCTGTTTCTGCAATCAAAGGCGAGTACGGCGACGACGGAAAACTGCACAAATTCTTCGACACAAACGATGAGGTTTATCAGGCGTTTTCGGCGAATGACCGCGAGGAATTAAAAATCACTGATACTTCCTCGGAATTGCGCGTCCGCGAGCATATTGACGCGCTTGAAGAGCTGCTTGATTTGCTTTGTATGCAGACGGGCTTGTCGGCGGGAACGATGTCCTACAAGGGCGGCGGAATCCGCACAGCGACTGAGGTTTTGAGCCAGGGGACAAGAACATACCGCACGAAAACCGCGCACCAGCAGTTAATCCGCGAGGGGCTTATTGATTTAATCGCAAATATAATTCTGCTCGGCAAAATTACTAATGCGCTGCCGTTTACATTAAGCGAAAATGAAAGCACAGCAAACGTAGTTTTCGCGGACAGCGTAATGCAGGATAACAGCGCGCGAATTGATAATACGCTGAAGCTTTTCAAGGCGGGAATAATTGATAAAAACCGCGCGTTAATGGAGGTTTACGGGTTGACGTTGGAGGAGATTAAAAAGGTTGAAAACGATTAAAAGCATTGTAAAACTCCTGTGGTAAATCCCATATAACGGTGTCGGGTTCGTTGTATACGTTGGAGCGTATAACTCCCATTTGCGCATTATATGTTTCATCTTTATAGGTTACACTTAAACCCTCTTTGAAACGCCGAAATGAATAATATTCAATTTCTGTCACGCTATCGGGGATTGAAATATTCATGAGTTCTGTGTTTTCCCATAAATCCCAATAATTAATATGCGTAGTACCCTCACGTATATCTACAGATGAAATCGTATTATTTGAATCATTAAAAGCGATTGCGGTATTGTTTATATACACTACCCCCTCGTGAGTTTCAAGCCATGCAGTTCCGTGGAAAGCACCTGCTCCGACGCTTGTTACGCTTTCGGGAAATATAACTTCTACAAGCTCTTCACATTCCCAAAATGCCTGTTCACCAATATGAATTAAACCGTCGGGAAGTGTAATGCTCGTAAAATTATAAAAGTCGGTCGATGAAGTGAAATTCTTAAACGCACCGAATGCAATTCCGAGCGTACCCTCGCGTATTTCAAGCGACTCGGCGTTTCTTTTGTCGCCTTTAAAGTCATAAGCGATATTCCCCGCATAAACCACACCGTCAGGTTGATTCCTGAACCATGCTGTATCGTAAAAAACGCCGCTATGTAAATATATGAAGCTATCAGGGAAAGTAATATCCGTGAGACGCGAACAACCGTAAAAAGCACCGTATTCAATCAATTCTATACTTTCAGGAAGCACAATGCTCGTTATTGCACAGCTTTCAAACGCGGCACCTCCGATATGCGTTACACTGTTACCAATAGTAACACTACTTAACTGATAGCAATAGCGGAATGCCTCTTGACCAATATGTGTGACACTGTCGGGAATTATAATGCTCTCCAGCGGTGCTTGCCTAAATGCGTTCCTTCCGATATTTGTTACAGTATCGGGAATAATAACGCTTTTTAATTTAGTTATTGTAGTGCCTTGCACAGCGGTGGAAAACGCGTGAGTGCCGATGCTTACTACCGGCAAACCATTTATTTCAGCGGGAATAACAACACTTTCCTCGTCTCTTATGTATCTTGTTATTTCCACGCCGCCGTCAACAGCTTCCCACTCAAAATCACTCGCGGGATTTTCAGCAAGCTCAATTTCAATCGGAAAGTCCGGCTCAGCAGGAAATTCAGATATTGCGGGCGGCTCGGGTATTATGCTCGCGGGTTCTTCGGTGCCTTCGGTTTTGGCGCAGGCACCAAGAATAAACAAAATCATGGTTATAATTAAAAGCTTAAGTTTCATGGAAAATCCCCCTTTAAATCATTATATACTTTATTTCCAACTTTTGCAAGTTACAAATTAATTACAATTTTGCATCGCTGAAAGGAGGTGATGAACAGTGAACAATGAACAATTAACAATGGACAATGAGATGGAATTTACGGAAGCGGAGGCTTGTGATTGTCAAGCTGAGCTCGACAATTTACGAAGCAGAATTGACCTGCTTACAAGGGATAACGCAGAGCTGATTACGGACAATCTTGCGCTTCGTGCCAAGACAGAAGCTCTGCTTGAAGCGCGGGCGGCTTTGCCCGAATTCTCAGTGCCGACCGAGCAAAAAACGGACAGCAATTCAAGCTATGCAAGTATACGCGAAGCGTTCAAAAACGCGAATTCATTATTTAAGAAAAAATAAATTTATTTACGAAAGGAATTAATTAAAATGGCAATTAATACAATCGAATACGCAGCAGTATTCCAGAAAGAATTAGACAAGCAGGTGCTTGAAGGCTCGACCTCCGGCTGGATGGAGGACAACGCGGGACAGGTGATTTACAGCGGCGGTAAGGAGATAAAGCTTCCTGTAGTTTCGACGCAGGGGCTCGCGGATTATGACCGTGACACAGGCTATTCAACAGGCGCGGTGACCTTTACCTACGAGACTTACAAAATGACTCAGGACAGAGGCAGACGCTTCAGACTTGACGCTGTTGACGTTGACGAGACCTCCTTCGCGCTCTCCGCGGCGAACGTCGCAAGCGAGTTTCAGCGCACCCGCGTTATACCCGAAATCGACGCGTACAGATATTCAACCTTAGCGGCGCAGGCGGGAATCAGAAGCGAATACACTCCCGACGCTGACGACGTGCTTGCGGAATTAACCGCGCAAATCGGTGAAATCAGAGATGTAATCGGCGACGAGGAAGACATTGTTGTTGTGATTTCAAGACCGGTTTATGACACGCTGCTCGCTTCTCCCGAGATTCTGAAAACTATTGAAGTTGGGGGTTTCAAGCAAGGCGAGGTTGACTTCGAGTTCAAGTTCCTCAACGGCACCTGCATTATCCCCGTTTCAAGCGCGAGAATGAAAACCGCGTACAGCTTCCTAAGCGGCAACGACGGCGGCTTTGCGCCTGCGGCAAACGCAAAAGACATCAACTGGATAATCACGCCGAAGAGCGCGCCGATTGCAGTTTCAAAGACTGACAATGTGAAAATTATCGCGCCGGAAAACAATCAGTTCGCCGACGCGTGGGACATCGACTACAGAAAATACCACGACTTATTCCTGCCTGTAAACAAGCGGGACGTCGTCGCGGTCAGCACAAGAGGATAGGCATTATGATTGTAAACGTCGATTATTATTACGAATTGGGATTTGATAATAAAGGCGATGAGATGAGAGCAGGAGGCAGTCGTGAAGACTGCCTCAAAAAAGCTCTCTCTCACGCCGAAAGACTTATTGATATTGCGTGCTTCGGGAAAGTTCGCGAAATTGAAACATTGCATAAAACTGCACAGGAACGGCTTAAATATGCAATCTGTGTGCAAGCTGAATGGTTCTTGACTTACGGCTACGGCGGCGCAGACGACAGTGTTGATTGCAAGGTTAAAATCGGCGATTTCTCGTATGAAAGCAGGAACAACGGAGTGCAGAGCAACCTCGCACCGGAAGCGCAGGGCGTGCTGAAATTAGCGGGCTTGCTTTACACGGGAACGGAGGCGAAGTAGAAACATGACACTTTCAAGACCGATTCCGAAGGCTCTTCTTCCGCATACTGTGACGCTGAAAACGCCCCGCGAAGAAGGCGTTTTTTTTGACGGTGAGCATGATGAAATTACGCTCTATAATGTGCGGATTGAAGAGAACGAAAAGGTGCGTCAAACCAAGTCCGGCGAGAATCGGACAAGCGGCTCGAGAATGTATTTTGACTGTGTTAATTCTGCGCCGCTTACTGTTAATTTTAACACAAATCAGCTCATTGTTTTCTGCGGTCAAGCTTACAAAATCGAAGCAGTAAAAGCGGTCATGGCGGCGAATAAAATTCATCATTATCGCGTTGATATTATTTAATAAGGAAGTGGATTTATGAACGTAGCGGGTGAGATGATTAAGCTTGGCGTGCGGCTTTTCGCCGCCGCCGCCGAGGCACAAATTGAGCTTTCAAGAACCGCACTTGAAGACTGTAATAAGTTTTGCAAGTTTGATACAGGCGAGCTGCGCGATTCAAGCTACAAGGCGAGTAAATTAATGCTCGGCAGATTAATTTGGAAAACAAATTATGCGCGTCACGCTTATTATTTAGGCGAAGCAGACAAAACGAAAAACCCGCTCGCTTCAAAGCTTTGGGCGCACAAGGCGGCAGTAATTTATAAGGACAAATGGTTCAAAATCACGCGCAGTAAATTCTTGCAAAAAGCTGAAGCCGCTTCAAATTTAAGGAGATAAAAAATGGTCACAGAAACGCAAATTCTTACAAATATTATTGAATATTTAAACGAAAAATGCGAGCCTTTTTCGGCGATTACAATAGGCGGGCTTTCGCCGAACAACAACGGAATCAGCGCGGAAATTGCGCCCGGTTATTCTAAATCAACATACCTTGACGGCGGAGCTTATCAGTGTATGCCGGTGTTGATATTAATTCGGCACAGTAGTCATAAAACAGCGATGGAAACAGCGTTTACGCTTGCTAAAGCTGTGCGGGAAATCACAATAAACGATGAGAAAATTCACGAAAAAACAGGCGGAATAAGTATAGCCTCCGCGCCGGAGTTTGTGCAGAGAAACGGCGCGGATTATATTTACAGTCTTATGATTAGTGCAGATTATTTGACTGCATAAAAATGAAAGGGAAAACAAAAAAATGGTAGAATTAAATAATCAAATTAATGCCGAGCTTGACGTTACACCAAATGCGGGAACGCGCAAGTGGGAAAGCCTCGGAAAAGCGTTCAAAAGCATAAGCCAGACACTCGGCGAAAACGTGTATACAGCGAGCTATTTATCGGATAGCGGGTTCTCCTCAAGTGAGGTTACAGGGCTTAATTTCACGGTGACATTCCGCGGTGATTACATCGCAGATGACCCTGTAATTGAGTACATTTTTTCACGCGAAATTCTGTACGGTGTGGGTGATGCGAGGAAAACAAAACTGCGTATTACTAAAGGAAACAGAACGGTGATTTGGGACGTGACGATGACGAAAATTCAGGAAGCCGGCGGCGACGCAAACGAACCTAACAGCGTGACTTTAGAACTTAAAGGCGCAGGAAAACCTGATGCTGTGTAGACAAATACGCTTCAAGCTCGGCGATGAAAAATATGCTTTGAGTGTAAGCGGCGAAGCTGTGAAAAGTGCGCTCGGAAACCTTTATGAAAAGCTGATAAATACCGAAGAAAAAAATGTTGCGGGCAATGCTGCGACTGAAATGTTTTTAGAGCTTTTCGGAGAAAAAATCACAGAAAATATTTTATTGTTTTCTGAGAAATATCCTGAAAAAGCTGTGAAGAAATTCGCGCGCATAATAAAGAAAAAAATTTATCCGCTCGCTGTCAAGCAGAGAAAATATAATGATAGGCAGGGAGTGAAAAAGTATTTATGAAGCTCGGATTTTCACAGCAGAAATATGTTTATTTAAACGGGAAAAATTATAAAATTGATGTGAGTTTTCGGAACGTGATGAGGGCGACGGCTTTGTTGAAAGATAACGGCATTTCGGAACGGATGCGGGTGAGTATGGGGGTGAAGCTTCTTTAGATGTATACTGATAGGGAAGTATCTTCTACTTCAATAATAAAAATGCAGTCAACTCGCTTGCAATCGGGATTAAACGGCATTTCAAAAATGACAGGAGGTGGATATATTTATACTTCAAAGGGGTCACGTTTCGTTCCCCCTTTGGTATTTATCCAATTATAACGCACTCTATCAAATTTGTAAAGAGGAAAATGAAATTTCTACTCCTCTTATCAGCCCCTCAAAAAGCTGTCAAGGGCGAAAAAATTATTTTCCTCATATTCGGGAAAATAATTTTTGTCGCTAATCCTTGACAGCTTTTTGTTTCCGTGCTTGTTGCGGTTGCCGACGGGGGCGAGATGGGAGAGATGAAGTGTGTTCGCCTCCTGTCGCACCGCTAATTATAGCACGGAAACCGTGGCTTTACAAAATTTTATGGGAAAAGGCTCTGCACCTCTGGGGGACAAACAAAAGAGATGATTATTTCCACTTCTCACCGCCGCGCTTTACCACGCTGTCTACAATGTTCTGCTGTTCTGCAAGCCATGAAGTGAAAGCCGACAGTTTCAATTTTCCGCTCTTGACATCGTTCTTTCGCTTGACTGCACTTTTACGAAAGTCGTTAAATATGTTTGTAAATGCTGTTACATCAGATTCAACGGCGTTGCTTTTCTTCAATCGCCGCAATCGGTTATACCAATATTGGTAATGGTTTTCATAAATCAATTCCACTTTTTCGTCCTTGTTCCGTTCGTCAAACTGCCGTCTTGCTTCAACCGCCTGTGCTTTCCGGCACTCGTCACCGCATATTTCAAAATGCTTGCTTTTAGCGAGAAAGTAATTATTACAGGATTTACATTCTTGAAATACTAAGCCCCATTCTTTAATTTTGTTGAGGTAATAAAATATAATCGGCAGAAAAGACGAATAACCGACAACACACTCACAAGGGGTAGCTTCTGCCAAGGGTCGCTTGCTTACAGGATACCATAATTCAACTTGGCTTTCTTCTGCGTGCAGTGCGGTTTGTAAAGCGTTGACCGCTTCTAATTCCCACGGCTTGTACTCGCTTAACACGCGGAAAGGCTTACAGAGCATGGCAGATTTATCTTTGAAAATATCTGCACCGTGATTGAGGTTATAGCACCTAAAATAGTTTTCCCATATACGAATGGCGGCGAACATAGCAGACGGCTCGCCGTTATTGTATTTCTGTCGCAAAAAGTCAACGCAGGGTTTAATGGTTTTGGGTATTGACTTCGCAGATAATCGAATCTTAAACCCTTTTTCATAAATCTGCATGACGTTTATATTCCAATCTCGTTCGGGGTTGGATTCAAAATTGAACAATAAAGTGCCAATCGGACGTGTTTCGTCATAAAAAACATCTCCGATATTTTTGTCGAGGCGAAGCCGTACTTCGCCAGATTCGCCAATAATTACACGCTCGGTCATCTTCTTTTTGTTGACCGTCAATAGAAACACAATCCTGTCAAAAGCAGGGTTTTTTAGGTTAAACTCATAATTCATGCTACTCTCCCTATATGCAACATACAGGAATACTATAAAAGTAGTATTCGCGTTCCTTACATCATATCACAAAAGGCTTGCAATGTCAAGTGCAATGCGTTATGATGAATACGACAGCAATAATTAACACCGTCGCATACCACGGTCAAGGGGTATGTATCGCCCGGGCGAATCGGGAGGCGATTCAGAAAGTATCCCGACACTAAATAATAATTTGTATAAGCAACCGGTCAATTTGACCGTTACTATTTAAGAAAGAGAGGTCATAAATGACACAATTAAACGTTAATACCCAAACCGAGCAAAGCAGGATTATTAAGAAAAAAATAAATTCTGTTGTTTACGAAGTTGTAATCCATTTCAGCAAGACAAGCCGTGAAACCATGAATGATAAAATTGCAAGGCTTATTAGAAATGAGGTGGCGAGTTGAATAAAAAACTGTTGACAGATGTTGTAATTTCCGATATAATAAAAGTGCAAGCGAGTTTGACTGTAGAAAGAGGTTCAATATGAACAGACAGTCAAATAAAATCACAGCGTTATATGAACGTCTAAGCCGTGATGATGAACTACAAGGTGAAAGTAATTCTATCATCAATCAGAAATCTATGTTAGAAAGCTATGCCGTTAAGAATGGCTTCACAAACATTCGGCATTTTAGTGATGATGGCTATTCGGGTACAAATTGGAATCGCCCTGCTTGGCAAGAACTTATTGCAGAGGTTGAAGCTGATAATGTAACAGCGATTATTATTAAAGACGGTAGCCGTTTAGGTCGTGATTATCTGCGAGTAGGGTTGTACCGTGAACTGTTCCGTGAAAAAGGTGTCAGATTTATTTCAATCAATGATAATTATGACAGCGACAAAGGCGAGGACGATTTTACACCGTTCCGAGAGATTATAAGTGAATGGTATGCTCGTGACACGTCAAAGAAAATTAAATCCGTTCTTCATGCCAAAGGCAACAACGGTAAGCACATGACGAACTCCGCAATCTACGGATATATAAAAGACCCTAACGACAAAAACCACTGGCTCATTGACCCCGAAGCGGCGGCGGTAGTTAAAAAAATCTTCAATATGACTATAGAGGGCAAAGGCGCATATCAGATTGCACGAATCCTCACCGATGAAAAAATAATAAGACCGCAAGTATATGTTGCTTTGCGTGACGGTGGTAATTATATCCCCGACAGCGCGAAAGAACCTTACACATGGGGCGGTAAATCTGTTCAGAATATTTTAGACAAGCAAGAATATATGGGGCATACAGTAAACTTTAAAACCGCCAAAGAAAATTATAAATCCCGAAAGACAAAAGACCGCCCGAAAGATGAATGGGTAGTTTTTGAAAACACGCAAGAGCCGATTATTGAACCCGAAACATGGCACACGGCGCAAAAATGCCGCACAGTCAGACGGCGCGGTGTTAATAAAGACCCGAACCCCCTAACAGGACTTTTATACTGCGGTGACTGCGGAAGCCGGTTATACAATCACAGGGGAACACTTGCAGGGGTTTATGATTCGCAAGACAGTTATGCCTGTAATCAATATTCCAAGTATCCGCCGAAATGCACACGCCACTATATTCGTACTTCAATAGCGAGGGATTTAATACTGACTGCGATTAAAGATGTAAGCCGATATGTTTTATCAGACGAAGAAAGATTTATCAGCGAGTTTCGGGAATCCAACGAACTAAAGCACGCAGAAAACATTAAAATTCGCACTAAACAACTTGCTAAAAGTCAAAAGCGGTATGCAGAACTTGATACAATTATTAAACGTCTTTTTGAAGAAAAAGTCACGGGAGCAATTACAGATAAACGCTTTGAAATTCTTTCACAGGATTATGAACGTGAGCAAGAAGAATTGGAACAGAACATAGCTGTTTTACAAGCAGGGCTTGACGAATACCAAGCTGACGGCGAGAAAGCAGAGCAGTTTATTAAAATCGTAAAGAAATACACCGACATCACGGAACTTACACCGTCCATGCTCAATGAATTTATTGAAAAAGTCATTGTCTACGAAGCCGAGAAAGTAAACGGCAGGGTAGCGAAGCAGAGGGTTGAAATATTTCTGAACTTCATTGGGAGGTTTGATTTGCCAAATCAATCAGAACCCGAAGAAGAACGTAAAACAGCATAATAAAAAACGATACAGGACTATCATCAATTTGGTGATAGTCCTAAACTATTTTTAAAGAGAAAGGAAACATCATGAAGAAAACAACCGAGAAATTATTAATCCAACTTGAAGCCGAGTTGCTTGAAATTGAGCAAAGCAAGGAAGCTTACGCAAAGAAACTGCGGCAATACCAAAATCAATACAATCGGCTTTTGCAAAAACACAAGCATGAAGAACGCAGGGTAAGAACTCGCCACCTAATTGAACGTGGTGCGATTACCGAAAGTTGCATTAAAAACGCTACCGAATTATCAAACGAGCAGTTTAAAAATATTGTTACGGGAGCATTAAACGTTTACGGCATTGGTGAAGAAAGCAACGTGTCGGGTACAAAAACCAAGGTCGGGTAACTACCCTCCCTGTCAAGGGCGCACTTATAGACAACCAAAGGTCGTCTTTATAAGCGCGCTCTTACGCAGAGAGCGGTTCCGCACAAATGCGGAACAGGGTTCGCAAGCGACTTGCAATCCGATGTTACACATCGGAGCAATCGCCTAACGGCGAAATATTCATTGAAAGGAAAACTGCATGGCAATTTATCACTTGTCAATAAATATTATTTCTCGCGGCAAAGGTAAATCTGCCGTTGCCGCCGCCGCTTATCGAAGCGGTGAAAAAATCGTGAATGATTTTGACGGAATCATTCACGATTATACCAAGAAAGCCGGAGTTATTCATATGGAAATCATGTTACCCGAAAATGCACCGCTTGAATATTCTGACCGTGCTACTTTATGGAACGCTGTAGAGAAAATCGAAAAAGCAAAAAACTCACAGCTTGCAAGGGAATTTGATGTTGCACTTCCGAAAGAATTGTCCTTTGAACAGAATAAAGAACTAATCCGTGAATACTGCCGCAAGAATTTTGTAACAGAGGGAATGTGTGTTGACTTTGCAATCCATGATAAGAAAGATGATGAAAATGAAAACATTCACGCTCATGTCATGCTGACTATGCGACCATTTAATAAAGATGGCACATGGGGAATTAAAGAGAAGAAAGATTATGCACTTGATGAAAACGGTGAGCGTATCCCCATTATCGACCCCAAGACAGGCTTACAAAAAGTTGACAGCAGAAATCGCAAGCAATGGCAACGTGTTTATATTCAGACTAACGATTGGAACAACTCTGCTAACGCAGAAGTCTGGCGCGAATCGTGGGCTGATATGTGTAACGAATACCTTGAAAGAAATAACCACACCGCCCGAATCGACCACCGCAGTTATGAACGGCAGGGTATCGAGCAAATACCAACTGTTCATTTAGGTGTTGCGGCTTGTGAAATGGAAAGTAAGGGAATTGAAACAAGCCGTGGTAATCTTAATCGGGAAATAAAAGCAGATAATGCAGTTCTTAAATTTTTGAAATCTGCTGTTGCTTTGATTAAAGAGCGTATGGCTTCTATTGTTGAAGTAAAATCCGAACCTTTAACATATCAAAATCGGAATGAAATTCAATCACGGATTAAAAATTTGAATAAACTGATTGAAGCCGCCGCTAATTGGAAAAAGTACAAACCAATTGCCGATAAATTGAAGCGGTTGAAAGACAAGCCAACTAATATATTTAACAGGAAATCTGTTGAGAATGAAATTCACAATTTTGAATATGACAACAAACCTTTGTTGGCTGTTTATTACGAGGCGTTGAAGATTCTGCCGGAGAAAGTTACGCCGAAAAGGTGGCGGGCGGAAGTGGATGAATTAAAGAAAATTCTTGCAAATAATCCTGTTGAATCTATAAAGGACAAGCTTAGAAAAGGAAAATCGGAAGCAAACAAATGCAATCTTGAACGGGGGTTGCATGAACTTGAGCGGAAGAAGAAATTGCATGAAGCGGAAATCTGATGAAAATTTTCAAAAAGTATTGACAAATCGTAAATAATAGGCTATAATATATTCAGTGGCAACAACAAGATTGTTGTCCAGCGTTGAAGCAAAGTGTCCGTTTCAAGTCGCGGTGCTTTGTGGAGCTTAGTAGAGGGTTGTGTGTTATGCTCAACTTGAATAGGTTTAATCTGTTGACCGAAGCCGGATAGCTGAGAGAGGGTTAAACTGAACGAAAACACTCTAAGGGAGCTTTCTATAGCTCCCTTATTCATTTATAAGAGGTTGAAAAGCATGAATTTACTAAAAAAAGCCGCAAAAGCATGGCGAGATTTATACAGCATAAAATATGATATTACATATGGCAGAAAGCGTAAATTATACGATATTAATATTTCTTTTGGTAAATCTGACTTTTTTCACCTCGCCGGATTTCAATATCTTAAAGACATAAGGTTTCCAAACATTCCACCAAATCTGTATGTAGAATACATATTAAGAAATGAAATAAAAGGGGAGCTTATAGAAAAAGGCGAGCATTACGAAGAAATGGTTAAATCGCGCCTTTTAGCAATTATTGATTTACAAGAAGCGTTGGATAATAATTTGAATCTATATGCTTATAATCGTTCTAATTATGCCTTTCATACATTTATTGAAGCTAATAATTTCATACTCAGCAACTCAAAAAATGATGATATATTTGTATTTTTGGTGAAAAATGAAAACAGATATGTTTGTTCGTCTATATTTATGAAAAGAGACCGTGATTACAGCGAAAACCAAAGCCCCTTGTCGATTCTTCGGATAATAAAAACTAATCTCAAAACACAAGAACAAACAGTGTTTATGGATAAATTGAGCAAACAAGAGGAAACAACATCATAACAATATTGCAAATCTTTTTGAGAAAGCCGCCTGTAGGCGGCTTTGCTTGAACTACCCCTTCCTCAACTCCCCATCTTTCATTCGGCAAACCACATCAGCCATTTCCGCAACTTCCAAATCATGCGTAACAATAATCACGCAATAACCCTCGTCATGTGCAAGCCTGTGCAGAATTTCCATGATGTTTTTTGTGTTCGCTACGTCCAAGTTTCCTGTCGGTTCATCTGCGAGCAGTAGCTTTGCTCCCGACGCAAGGCTCCTCGCAATCGCAACACGCTGCTGTTCGCCGCCCGAAAGTCTTGACGGAAATCTTTTCATTTGTTCCTTAGTTATTCCTACTCTTTCAAGTAACTTTGCCGCTCTCGGTTTGGCTTCTTTAGGTGAAATTCCGCAAAGCTCCATAGGAAAACAGACATTTTCAAGCACTGTTAAAAGCGGAAACAGATGAAACGCTTGAAAAATCATTGCTATACTTTCACGGCGGTACCTGTCAAGGTCAAGTCTTGCAATATTATCACCCATGAAATTTATTTCACCCTCTGTCGGCAAATCTAACCCTGCAAGCATTGACAATAGTGTTGACTTCCCCGAGCCGCTCGGTCCTACAATTGCGTACAGCATACCCTGTTCAAAAGCACAGGAAACGTTTGAAACGGCGGCTTTTTGCGAGTTTTTGTATGCGTAATTTACGCTGTTTAATGTTAATGTAGACATAATTTACTCCTTTACTTGCAATAATTCTAAAATTCTGCGTCTTGTCACTGAAACCGAGACCCCGAACGCCGCACAGAGACACCCAAGCAAATACAACAATCCGCAAATTGCAAGCGTTTGCGCGCTTTTCGCAAACAACCCTGAATTATAAAGTGCTAATCCGCCGGCTGCAAGTGCGATACTCATAACACATAAACCTACTTGCTCAAATATCAATATGCATCGTACCCGTTTCTTAGTTACACCGAGAATACGCAGTATCGCGGTTTCTTTTGTTGATTGTATGATAATCAAGCTCGGTGCAATTAATCCGATGAACACTGCCGCTGTCACGGCTATCGGGAAAAGGAGTACAAGCAAATCACGTACTCGCCGTATATTATCAAGCTCCGCGCTATCAATGAAGTATTCTGCGCTCCATGCCAACTCCCTCCCGCTCTTAATAACCATTTCGTCTAAATATTCGGAGAATTCAATAATTCTTTCATTGTCTTTAAGTATAAATTCACTGTAATCAAGCGCAAAAGGTGTGCCATCAGCTCCGTAAACTATTTCTAAACCATAAACCATTTCAGCGGCTTTGCTTAATGGTGCAAAAATACTCCAATTAATCTCAATGTTCGTTGAATCAATGATACCGGCAACTTTATATGTTATGCTTTCCTTTATCCTGTAAAAGTTCCCTCGAGTGCGAATCTTGCAGAATAGTCAAAACCCCAATCGTAAAAAGGAGAGTAACTGTCGTCGATACGTCTGTAGTCTCTAATTAATCCGGCAGTCATATACCTCGTTTCTGTATGCGCTCCCGGCAAAGAGGAAAAGGCTTCAATCTGTTCAACAGTTAAAGCAGTCGGAAATTCAAATTCAGAACCGCACCAAAATTGATATTTTGGATAAGCTTCAATAGTAGCAGGCATATAACTTGCGTTAAAAAAATTTTTTGTCAGAGGTACGCCATTATCTAAAGCCGCTATGCCACGATAATGACTTGCGGCGTTATCCATTTCGCGTGAAATTATAACGTAATCCGTCACTCGTGAAAAAAGTGCGAACGAAGCTGCGGCGATGAGCAAGAACGTGATTGTTGTCTTGAGAGGTGTGCGAAAGAGAAATTTCAAGGATAGCGAATGGCGCATAAATTCACCGCTTTCAGTAGTTTTAAAAAATTATAGCATAAATATTTATATTTGTCAAGAACAAATATACTTGACAAATAAATATATTAGTTTATAATAGAAAGTATAGACTTGACAGAAAGGGCTTCATTATGGCTAAAAAGAAACAAGAGAAAAACCGCGACACTTCGGGCTTTAAAACCTTATTGAAAAGAGCCTCAACAGAAATGCTGATTTTACTGACACTACGAAAAACACCAATGTATACATATGAAATGATGAATACACTCGAAAGACTAAGCGGTGGTTATCTCGCGTTCAATACGCTTTATATTGCTATTTACCGTCTGCGAGAGCTCGGCTTTATTAAAGAGACTGAGCGGGTTATGTCAGACGATAACAGGGTGCGTGTGTATTTTTCTATAACAGAGAACGGACAGGAGTATCTTGAAAATCTCGTTGAGGAATATAAAAGATTTTCGGAGGTTATTGAGGTGATTATGAGCGCGGGGGAGATTGAACAGGGGGCGTAGGTCGTAAAATTAAATAAAATCCGAACATTATACCGATAAATGGTGAGATGTTCGGATTTTTTATTTATAAAGAATGTAAATAAACTATGAATTTTAAGTATACTACCTTGACAGAACGCTTCTTTTATCCCCTCCCTCACATACCCGCGCTTGTTTCCTTTCTCACGCCGCGAAAATCGCACTGATAGACAGCATATTTAAGCTACTCGGTAATGAAAAAAATAGTAACACGCCGCCTTTTTCAGCGAAGAAAAACTTGCTCTCGCTTGAAAAAGACGGCGCATTAATTTATGGCGCATTTTTGCAAACATACGGAATTAACTTGCAAAAAGATGAACTCGACTGGCGGGAATTTTGCACATTGCTTTCCTGTGTACCGGAAAACACTGCGCTTTTTTGCGTAATGAAAAACAGGCTTACTGAAACATCGGAAAGACTTGAAGACGGGCTTGAAGCTTTGTTTGAAAAATTAAATGGGGGGTGAAAAAATGAGTGACGGCAGTATTGTATATGAGGTTCGGGTCGGCAGTGATAATGTCAGCGGCGACCTTCAGCGGGCGGGAGCGCTGCTTGAAAAAGGTACAAATACGATTAACCAGCTTGCTTCAAATACCGCGCAGATATTTGGTAAAATGATAAGCGATATTTTCGGCAGCAGTGTGAATTTGGCAGAGAATTCTGTTACTCGGTTGAGTGCGGGCTTCGACAAGTTGAAAAGCTCTGCGAATCCGCTGTTGAACGCACTAAAGCCTATATCAAGCGAGCTTGAAAAAATATCGAAACTGAGCTTAGCAAGTGTAGGTGAAGTCGCAGGAAAAACAACCGCGAGCGCGACGCAAACAATAACAAACATTAATAATTCAACTTCAGGAAAATCATTGGATTTATCATCGAAATTACCCAGATTTGATATAGGTGCGAGTTATATTCCGTATGATGATTTTCCCGCACTTTTGCATAAGGGTGAGGCGGTTTTAACAGCGTCAGAAAACGCCGCGTTAAAAGCGGCGGGAGGCATAGGCGCGCTTACCCGTGACACAGCGACTGTTGTGCAAAACGGTGCGGCTTTTTCTGACGACATGAGTAGGGGACCGATTGAGGTTACGTTAAAAATCGGCGAGTATGAATTCACGCAAATCATCGCCGATACAATGAATAATCTTTACAGACAGTGGGGAGAAAATCCATTAAAGTAAGAACCGCACGCCGTTCGCCGCAACAAGTTGCGGACGGCTGAGCGAACCTTGAAACTTCGTTATAAGAAAGGAAAAAAGATGGATATATACTTTAACGATTACAAATTGCCAAATGTTATATCGTGTCAGGTGAAGCGCGCGGCGCGGAATACTAAGACGGAATATAACGCGGAGGGCGGGATGCTGATTGATATGGTGAACCGAAAAAGAAGCCTAAGGGGTTATACTGTAAAGGACGGTATGAAAATACTGGAAATTACAAGCAAGGCGAGAACTATTGCGGTATAAATGGACGGATACTGGCAATCAATACTTAAAAACGAAAGGGGGCTATTGTTATATTATACAATGGACAAGACCAAAAATCAATCCCTAATTCTGTCGAAAGTGCAAAATTTCAAAAGCGGATTGGTTCAACGGTTTATAATGTGTCCGTCCATTTCAACCTTGCAAGTAAAGAAACCGTAGAGGATAAAATTCTGCGGTTAATTAAAAGCGAGGTGCGTTGCAATGTTTAATTGCCGGAAAGAGGACGAAATGAACACTAATAAATTAAAAATCGCATACGAGCGATTAAGCCGTGATGATGAACAGCAGGGTGAAAGCAATTCAATCACAAATCAAAAAATGTTGTTAGAGGATTATGCTAATAAGCATGGATATACCGACATAACACATTTAACAGATGACGGGTGGAGCGGTACTCGGTGGGATAGACCCGGTATAATGAAATTAATTGACGAGGTAGAACGTGACAAGGTGGAAATCGTAATCGTAAAGGACATGAGCCGTTTAGGGCGTGACCATTTACGAGTAGGTTTGCTTTTAGAACAATTTCGTGAGCGTGGTGTGCGTTTTATCGCAATCAATGACAACGTAGATACAGCAGAGGGAATTGATGATTTTACACCATTCAGAAATATCATAAACGAATGGTACGCAAGAGATACGAGCCGTAAGATTCAAGCTATTTTCAAGGCGAGAACAAAAGACGGAAAGCACGTTACAGGGGCAATTCCTTATGGTTATATCCACGACCCGAATGACCGTCAAAAGTGGTTATTGGACGAGGGAGCGGTTATAATTGTAAAGCGAATATATCAAAGCGTAATTGAGGGGAGAGGTGTACAGCAAATTGCTGATGAACTAACCACCGAAAATGTATTAACACCGTCTGCACATTGGCAGAAAATAGGTGCAGGAATGAAGAAAACCCCGAACGCTAACCCTTGCAGGTGGTCTGCTTCTGCTGTTATAAATATTCTCAAAAAAGAGGAGTATATGGGGTGGAAAGTATTAAACAAAACTGTCAAAGAAAATTACAAGTCTAAAAAGAGAACCCTTGCTAATCCCGAAGATAAAATTATCTTCAAAAACGCACACCCTCAAATCATAGACGAGGAAATGTGGAACGTGGTACAGCGATTGAGAGAAACGAAACGCAGACCGCAGAAAGCAGGGGGCGAACCTAACCCACTAACTGGCATTATGTACTGC